CTGCGCTCTAACCCGAACCTGAGCCTGAACCCGAACCCGAGCCCGAACCCGAGCCTGAAACCGAACCTGAACCCGAACCTGAGCCTGAACCTGAACCAGTCAGCTTGGAACCAATACAATTTTTGGTCGAGATTCAAACAACATACTTTTCAAACGCGGCCAATTCTATTGTCAATGGAGTCCAATACGGTAGCTCACAATCAGCAATAGATTACGCAAATGGTTGGACAATGGTCGAAATCAAAAATCCAGCTACTGAAATTGGTTCGGCGGCGTGGTCTCTTGGAGGAAATTATGATTTCGTAGACGCTACGTTATATTCTTCCTTTGATACCAATTACAATTCGGGAAACAATTCTAAATACACTTCTGCAGATTTAACATTCACTGCTGTTAGTTCAGCAAACAATAGCACAGTGCCTGCTAATAATAATAGTGTTCCGGATACCACAAGCACTTTGCCGATGACTTCGTTGTATTCGCCAATTGCTGTAAGCGATGATTACAGAGTTGTATTTCATTTGCCAGGCGATGTAACATTAGGAATAGCAGATATTACAGACGCAAATATTCAAAATATCGATACAGCGTATATTACCATAAATGGCGTAGCCCAATAAAATGTTTCCTATAAAAACGTGTTTCCTATAAAAACTTATTTTCTATTTTAGAATTTCCGCATCTAAAATTGAAATCATTTAAAAATACGAAAAGTAGTTATAATATGGCAGTGGATTTATCTAAAAAATATCAAAAGAAGACAGATAAAGAGCACATTTTGTCAAATCCGGATACCTATATCGGTTCTGTAGAAATTATCGAAAATCAAGAATATATTTTTAATGAGACGGATAAAAATATTGTTCAACAGCAAATTTCTATTATTCCTGGTTTATATAAATTATTTGATGAAGGCATCGTGAATTGTCGCGATCATAGTGTGAGGATGAAAAATGTTGCAAACGAAGGGGCGGTGGGTGGCGCGGCGGTGGGTGGCGCGGCGGCGGCCGCTGTTTCACATAAAGTTAGTAAAATTGACGTTTCTGTAGATAAAGATGGATTAATTACTTTTTGCAATGATGGAAATGGTATTGATATTGTGAAACATCCTGAATATAATATATGGATTCCTGAAATGATTTTTGGACATTTGCGGACGGGGACCAATTACGATAAAAGCGAAAAAAAAATAGTAGGGGGTAAAAATGGCTTCGGTGTTAAGCTAATTTATATATGGTCGACAATGGGAACACTCGAAACCATTGATCATAAACGCGGGCTTAAATATACACAAACCTTTTCAAACAACCTTGATGTTATTGGTGAACCGGTTATAACCAAAACAAAAGCAAAACCTTATACCAAAATCACATTCAAACCAGATTACCCTAGATTTGGATTGCCAACAATTAGCGAAGATATTATTATGCTTTTCAAGAAACGCGTATATGATATTGCGGCAATTACTGAAAAATCAGTAAAGGTATCGTGGAATGGATCGCCCGTTCCAGTAAAAGATTTCAACGACTACACTAATCTTTATATAGGAACTAGTGAAAAGGTCCACGAAATGGCAAATGATAGATGGGAGTATGTGGTTACTATGTCTAAGACTGGAGAATATAATCACGTATCATTTGTAAATGGTATTTATACTTCAAAAGGAGGAAAACATGTCGACTATATTCTTAATCAAATCGTAAAGAAGTTGGTTGCAATTATTTTGAAAAAGAAAAAAATAGAAGTCAAGGCGGCGGTAATTAAAGAACAACTGATGTTGTTTGTTCGGTGTGATATTGAAAATCCGGCTTTTGATAGTCAGACTAAGGATTATATGAATACACCCGTCTCTAAATTCGGGTCTTCGTGTGCAGTAAGCGATAAATTCATCGATAAGATTGTAAAATTGGGTGTTATGGAAAATGCGTGTGAACTTACGAATGTTAAAGAGAATAAAATGGCTAAAAAAAGCGACGGTAATAAAAGTAAATCTATTAGAGGAATTCCCAAACTCGTAGATGCAAATCTTGCGGGGACGGCGAAATCGCATTTATGCACGATTATATTTTGCGAGGGAGACTCGGCTAAGGCGGGTATCATTTCAGGTCTTTCTACAGAAGACAGGAATTATATTGGCGTCTATCCAATGAAAGGCAAGATTTTTAATGTTCGGGGAGAGACTACTAAACGCATCTCTGAAAACAAAGAAGTCATTGAAATCAAACAAATTCTTGGTTTGGTTACTGGAAAGGAATATAAAAATATCGGCGAAATTCAAAGCAAACTGAGATATGGAAAAATCATATTTATGACAGATCAGGATCTTGACGGTTCTCATATCAAGGGACTGTGTGTAAATTTATTTGAATGTCAGTGGCATTCTCTAATCAAAGCATCAATAATTGGCTTCATGAATACTCCTATTTTAAAGGCGCGCAAGGGTTCAGAAGAACTCGTATTTTATAATGAACAAGACTATGAAAAATGGAAAACCACGCAAATGACGGGCAAGTGGAATATAAAATATTATAAGGGATTAGGAACAAGCACCAGCAAGGAGTTCAAAGAATATTTCAAGGAAAAACGTTATGTCCAATTCGAACATAGCGAAGCGTGCGACAATTCTATTGATATGGTTTTCAATAAAAAGCGCGCAGATGACCGCAAAGAATGGTTGGGAAATTATGACCGCAATCTCACATTAAATACAAATGAAAATGTGATTTCCTTTAATGAATTTATTCACAAGGAAATGATTCATTTCTCGAAATATGATTGTGATCGTTCTATTCCCAATATTATGGATGGTTTGAAAATCAGTCAAAGAAAAATTTTGTATAGTGCTTTCAAAAAGCGACTTCATAGCGAAATAAAGGTTGCGCAATTTAGTGGTTATGTATCCGAACATTCGGGTTATCATCACGGCGAGGCGAGTTTAAATGGTGCTATTGTTGGATTAGCACAAGACTATGTGGGTTCTAATAATATCAATCTATTTTCGCCAAATGGTCAATTTGGAACAAGACTTAATGGCGGGAAAGATTCGGCAAGCGAGAGGTATATCTACACACTACTTTCTCCTATTACTCGAGCAATCTTTATCGAAGACGACGATCATATTCTGGAATATTTGAACGACGATGGATTTATGGTTGAGCCGATTTATTATGCGCCTATTATTCCTATGCTCCTTGTAAATGGTTCTAAGGGAATTGGCACCGGATTTAGCACAGATATTCCGTGTTATAATCCTCTGCAAATCATCGATTATATATGCGATATTTTGAATGATAAGCCCCAAAAAGTGTTGGAAAATTATTCATTTCTACCATATTATCGCGGATTTAAAGGAAAGGTTATTCAAATCGAATCCAATAGATTTCTTATTACTGGAAAGTATGTTGTTTTAGACAATAACACATTGCAAATATGTGAGTTGCCCATTGGGACGTGGACTGATGATTATAAAAAATTTCTTGAAACACTTATTGATCAGCAATCTTCGTATGTGAAGGATTTTGTCGATAATAGCACAGACACAAATGTGGACTTTAGAATTAAAATGTCCGCGGGGTCTATTCAAAAACTCGAACAAAACACTGTAGATACTGGGGCAAATGGTTTGGAGAAATATATGAAACTAGTCACTACTATAACCACTACTAATATGCACGCATTTGATTGCAATGAGCATTTGCAGCTGTATTCATCACCAAAACATATTATTCATGATTTTATTGGACATCGCATTAAACTGTATCAAAAGAGGAAAACCTTCATTATTGAAAAATTAGAAAAAGAACTCAAGTTTATGGAAAATCGTAGAAGATACATTTGTTCGCTATTGGACGGGACTATTGATCTTAGAAATAAAAAAAAGCAGGTCATTGTTGATATTCTGAAAAGCAAGTTTGATGTAATAGATGATGATAACGAATACAAATATTTAACAAAGATGCCTATGGATAGTGTATCCGAGGAAAATGTTAAAGATTTGCAAAACAAAACAAAACTAAAATTTGACGAACTTTCAAAAATCCGCAACACCAACGTTAATGAAATGTGGCTACATGACCTTCTACAAATGCGTTCTAAAATTGTTAGTTGATAATAGTTGATATTAGTTGATATTAGTTGATATTATTTGATATTATTTGATAATAGTTGATATTATTTGATAAAAAATATATTACTTAGCGAATTTAATTTTCTTTTCTTATATTATAAATGGCAAAAAAAGCAAAACGAAGTGCGCGCGTATACAAAAAACGCGAGGCTAAAAAACGTCGCACAAAAAAAGGTAGCTTCATTAAATTGGCAGCAAAAGCCAAAAAACAAGGCAAAACTGAATTGCTATACAAAGGAAAAAAATTCACCCTTAAAAAAAATAAAAAAGGGTTAACATACTTTAGCCACCCTTAAGGAGGAACCCAGGTTCCCCCAAACCCCCTCCTTTGAGGTTTTTCTTGCAAAAGCGGTGGCAAAAAATCAATAAAAGAAAGCGCAGTCGCACTCACCGCAGAAGATAGGTAGTGATATTGTAGAAGACAATATTATAGTATTACCAAATGATGGGTATGGGGATATGAGTTCCCACCCCTCTAAAAATTGATTTATTAATAATATTATTAAAAAATGATATTAAAATAATATTATTTGCAGATGTGGAATAGCATCCCTACTGAAATTATTAGCATTATTTACGCATTCGATGGCACAAAACGTGAGAAATTGAATACTTGTCTTAATGATATTAGAATAAAGGGATGTATTTCTAGAATGACGCATTGTAATATTGCGTGGGCAAAAGAAAGGAATCGTCACACAGATAATTTTATTAGTTATCGCATGTTTCTTTGCAATACTATCAATGATTCGACGCATCTATTAACAAATCTATCAAAATGTTCTTGTTGCAGCAAACATCAATGTAATAGACCAAGCAGTCATATTGACCAGGATTATTTAGCTTATTTAGATTATATTAATAATGTGTCGCCACCCGACATTCGCGAATATAGAGAACCTATTTGCAGTTGTTTATGTAGACATGCGTGTAGGCAGATTCATGGAAGTTATTTCTAATTATAATTTTTGATATTTTAATAACATTTCATCAACTAATTAAATAAAATATGATTCGTTCAAGTTTTTTGTCACCAAAATCACAATTTAATAGTAAATGAAATATTTGGAGAGGTTGTGGTGCATGCGCTCACTTTCGAATTACATTTCCCGGCACGCGGAATCGAACCGCGGACACGTAGATTATTGTTCTAATCGCCCCATTACAGTCTACTGCTCTACCAACTGAGCTATACCAGGATTTATAACTACCTCACACAATAGTTATAAATATTATATGAGATTATTTTTAAGTTATTATTGAATGTATATAAACCGAATAACCTATTTACAACTAAAGCTTTATGGCTATCGATATTGAAGATAATCCTGGGATACTGAATAGGAAAACATTGCTTAACCAAAAATTAAAAGACTTAAATGAATCCGCGCAAAATCTTAATTTTCAAAGTGCAACTTGGTCTATATATTTCATAAAACGAAATCTTGATATAACCTTATCAGAACTAGCAGTTCCTTTTTTTAGCACACTAACACTAGTTGCAACACTATCATGTGGTATTTCCACAGGAATATTGGTTACTGAAAGCCGTTTTTTACTAAGTGCAATTCCTGGTGCATTTGGGACAATTGGTTGTCTAACAACGGTTTTACTTTGTGTTCTTTTAGAAAACACAATACGACAAATATCAGACCCTGATGTTTTTCTAGAATTTATTATTAAGAATCGAAGACTTATTCGGTTACCAGTTCCAATCTTTGCAATATCTATTCATGGAATTTTAATACAAATTATATTTTATACAAGGAAATCTAGTATAATACTTGGAACTATAACTGGTTCAATTACATTAGTTAGTTGCGGCATAGTTCATTATTACCAGCAAAAATTTCAAAGTATGTTAAAAGAACACAGAAAAAATACATTTTTAGAGATGGGTATTATATAAAAAAAATACAAATTTTCAAATCTTATACAAGGACGTATAACATTCAAAATATCGATTTTAATGGGAAATGAAATATTGGGGAGGGTTTGATTTTTGTCATATGTCTTTTTTTATCATATCATATATATATACATATATATGAGATCAATATATGGTACCGAAGTATTTCCAATTCATAATGATAGAACTCATCTTAAATACAAGCGCCGTTCGATGGCGGAAGTGCTTGCTGGAGGCGAGGACGAATATATAAAAGAGGGTGATTTTATAAGTATTATAGAAAAACAGTACGTGACCAGATTGTATGACTATTTTAGACCAGATGATAAAAAATTTTTTTCTAGAGATGATACAAAATTTAAAAGAGGTACCGTGAAGTCAATTACACCATTTGGCGCGACGTGGCGGGATGAAGATTGGGGTTCACACCAACAAGTGAAAATCGTACTTACAAATATTGATTCGGCGAAAGAAATTCTTAATAATAGGGTAATAAAGAATGCCTTTCCAACTATAGAAGAGTTCTCGGAAGAACATATTGTAATAGGCGACGGGTATGAACCAAGTCATTATTATAGTCGGGGGATTGTTAGTGGACGACTAAAAAGAAAACGGCGCACAAGAAAAGTTAAAAGGTCTAAAAAACCCCCAAAAAACCCCCCAAAAAACCCCCCAAAAAAACCCCCAAAAAAAACCCCAAAAAACCCTCCCAAAAAAAAACCACAGTAAACATTATGTAATTGTTTTTACTAATGGTTTCATTTTACCATTCAATTGTTTGCTCTCATGGTCTTTTTTCTTCGAAATGACTTGAGTAATTTATCTATTTTTTCTTTTTTTTTATCTTCTTTCTTTTGGGAGGCTTTTTTCTTTTTTTTATCTTCTTTCTTTTTTTTATCTTCTTTCTTTTTTTTATCTTCTTTCTTTTTTTTATCTTCTTTCTTTTTTTTATCTTCTTTCTTTTTGGAGGCTTTTTTCTTTTTTTTATCTTCTTTCTTTTGGGCGTCTTCTTTCTTTTGAGAGGCTTTTTTCTTTTTTCCTGATAATGCCATCAGGTCTCGTCTATCACGCAACGTCAACAACCTCGCCCACTTGCCCAGTCTGCCTGGAATAATGGGTGATGCGTAACGGAAGAGGATGCCTAATCCGTTTAAGGTATACTCTGTCCCCTTACTGCCCCAAAATTGTACGTAATCCCATCTCATATCAAGTTGTTCCGCTATATACTCATACTCCATGTTCGTGAAGTCCTTAAGTGCACCAACAGTACATTGAATAACCTTACCCGTTCTTTTCGTCGCAGCTGACCTCCCCAGGCCTCTTAAATATCTGCTCCAGTTATCGTCGAGAGCATCCGGAATTTCCCGCCCATCCGAACATCTTCGATTTATTTCACCTGCATTTCTCTCTACTGCCTTTGCTGCCTGAGCCAGCATCCTCTTTGATGTGTTCTTCGTCATCTGTTCTTGCAAATCAGCAACAGTGCTAAATCTCCTTGGGGGGTCTACATTCAACAAGTTCGCCATTTCCGCGCCCTCACCCCACATTGTACTATAACAATAGTATCCAATAGCAAGACTCATTATCCCAACGATTGGTTCTAGTGAAATAAGAGCAGGGTTCACAAGCGACGCGGTGACAGTCAGCGCGCTCGAGCCCACCGAGAGCGCGTCGGGCATGCCGCCCGTTTGTGTTATGGGTTTTGGCGAAAAAATTTTAAGGTTCTTTAAGGGTTCAGGATCTACTTTTTTTTCAAACTCGGCACTAACTTTCTTTAATTCGGCCGTAGGCTTAAAATTGATAAATTCATTAGGATTTCTTGATATTGCTAATAAATTCATTAGAACATCTTCGTCCAAACCCGCAAGAGTCTGTTTTAATAAAGCCGGGGGAAACAGACCTTGATCTACCACATTCGTAAAATCCATATTTTGAAAATTTTCTTTTAAATTTTCTTTATCCACTTCACTTAGCTGGGGCGGTTCCATTTCTATGGAGTTTAATAACGGCATAAATACGTTTAATTCAAAACTTTTTTTATTAAATTCTTGTTTTAACTTTCTCTTCATGCTTTCCAAATATTCAGATTTGTTTATTGGCGAATCAGTGTCAAGCGACATATATATATATATATAGAAAAAAGTATTTACTAAAGATTATAAAAGTAATATCGTCATTCGTTTATAAAATATTTTATGATTAGATGTTTTCTTCCAGATAACACGAATTATTATTATTATTATTATTATTATTCTTATTCTTATTTTTATTATTATTATTATTATTATTATTATTATTCTCACCTCGCGAATGAACGCGGCAAATTGATGTTAGACAAAACCCACACACACCAAACAAAGAACCAATTATAACTAATATACTATCAATAGGATCATCATTTCTACTAGTAACAATAGTGCTATTCATTTTACAATATTCAATAATGCAAAATTTATATTAACACATATTTTTATACATTTATTACAATAGAGGTATAGTAATTAAAAATAAAAATATAAAAAATATTTACAAATATAAATGGAAGAACGTGGATTAATGATGGTTTTGCACTCATCGGTAATTGGATTAGTATTATATGCTATAATGCTATTTGGATTACAACAACCTCCTGAAATAGCAGAAAATAGAAGCGTTGTTCTCGCTGCGGTTATTTTGATTTATATGGTAGTATTTGGTCACGGGCTTCCTAATAAAATAAACAATAAGCTATGAGGAATATAATTGTTTAAATGCGATACGCAAAAGAATCTTCTCGTGGATTTCTGTAAATTCACTTTGATCTGCCCAACTATTATTTAGACAATTCCAAATGATTTTTTTGTGAATTTTCTTTGTAGTAGGTAAAACATTAGTTACCGTGCGCGGTTTACTAATAATGTAGGGGGCATCGGTATTTTTATGAAAATTACTTTGAGGTTTGTTTCTTTTCTGATTTCGGATTAGCCACTCACGGTGTTTAACTTCCCTTTCGTGCTTCTTGCGTTCAGATTCTTCTTTCTTTAGTTGCATTTCCACCTTGGAAAGAGTTCGGCGTTGAGCTTTATTGTTTGGCATGATTAGTGCTTTTGTAATTCTTTATAAATAATTAAACTTTTTATAAAGAATATTTTTTCAATTTTATATCTTATCTTAATATAGATGCAAAGATCGTATAATCCATCATATAATAGAAATTTAACACGCAGAACATATCGTCCAATTAAAAAGGCCATTAAAACCAGGAAAAGTATAGGACAAAAATTAGGAAATGTAACAAAGTTTATAGATCCGGAGACGAATGACATTGTGGATATTAGAACTAATCGCGAAAAAGTAAAATCTATATTGATACATAACCTGAAAAAATCTAATAGGATAAATATAAAAAATATTGTTCCACCTAAACAATGTGGCAATAATTGCTGGTTTAATGTGCTATTTTTATGTTATTTCATAAGCGATAAAGGTCGCCGGTTCACCAAACCTCTAAGACAACTAATGATAACCGGAGATGTGGACAAACGTCTAGTGGATAATTCCAAATTATCGCAATTGACGGAAGGTTTATTTCTTCTGAATTTGGCGATTGAAGCAACCTTAACTGGTGTATCTTTTACGCAGAATATAAATACTAATGAAATAATTAGCACAATATACGATAGCTTTAAAAATCCGTATTCCTGGACATATAATAAGGGTTATGGAAATCCATTGGTCTATTATGAGGGTTTAGTTAGATTTTTATATACAAATAACTCATATCCAATTCAAAGTTACGATATGACAAATATTGTTTTTTCGCAAAGAGAAATATTATCGAATTATACCTTTACGCCGAACATAATTAATAATAAAGAAATATACCCTCATATGTTAATCATTACAATAGACGATAATACTAGCTCGATTATTAGTAATAGACCTAGTGTTATAAAATTTACAAATTCTAAAAAGAAAAAGACCATTAAATATAAATTGGACAGTATTTGTATTCGGGACATAGATAAGAGTCATGTAGGCTGTTTAATCAATTTAAATAAATGCGGATTTTTCTTTGACGCAGACGGTCCTCAACAAAATAGAATGAGTCCCAAGCGTTGGTTAAATAAGAATTTCTTGAGTTCCAATAGAAATTTTACACGAGGCAAAGATTATGCTACATTTAATATACGAAATGGGTATCAAATATTATATTATTTCAGGGATTCTTAAATCCATCTTGTTTTTCGTCATTTATATATACCGTTTCGCATAAGTCTTTTAAAACTTTTTTATTATTTAGATTTGCGGTGCACGTCTTCATTAAATCTAAATAAATATTTTGGTCGTCTACTAAATTACCAAGAGATTGAACATGTTTCTTACATATATGGTCGATCATTAATTGGGTATTTTCTTTGTTGGTATCCTTTTCCCAATTCTTTTTTTTGACATACAAAATCTCGCGTTTTTTGTCACTGCAGTGTATGGGTCTTTCTTGTAGAGATAATTTATTGATGTTGTCTATTATGAGATTGCTAATACCTGTAGATATCCCTTTTTCTTTTACTAAATGTAAATTCTCTAGTGTTATTGCTATGGTGTTTACGAAATCTTCCATTGTCATCGCATCCTTACATTGTTCGTTAAGGAAATTATTCATGTTGAATGTATAAGAATTCCCGACTTTCGGAAGGACCTCGTTTAATTGTTTGTCCTTTTCCATAACCTGTTTTTCTAAAACACTTATGAAGTTGTTTTCTATTTGCGATTGTTCTTTCTTAGCCTCTACTAACTTCTTCTCTAGGTTTTCAATGATTTTGTCCGGATTTTTACTACATCGCCTCTTATGCGCGCATAGCCCCGATTGATATAAATAACCCTTACCACAAATGCAAACAAATTCGTAATTAATATTTGGCATTTTTTTGCATTTTTTTTTATCATTTTTATTCAAAACGGTTTTTTTGTGTTTTTTGGTCTCAAGGTGTTTTTCATAGTTGTATAAATTGTTACTGTAAAAGTCACAAAAAAAACAGCTATATTTTTTTGGCATTTTTTGCATTTTTTTTTATTCGTTTTTATTAATAATGAATATTTAAATTTTATATCCTTTTGAAAAATTGGAAAAGTTATGGTCTGGTGATTTTTTCCGTTTTTTTTATTTTTTCCCTACATACGAGACCATGATTTTGGTTTTTTTTGTTTTTTTTGGGGTTTTTTACAAAAAAAATTGAGAAAATGGATTTTTGGACATGTCCATTTTTTGATTTTCGAAAAAACTTTTTTAAAAAACCCCAAAAAAAACAAAAAAAACAAAAAAAACAAAAAACGATGGATTTTTAAAGATAGTTCATTTTAGGCAATTGTTTATCTAGTTTTATAGTTGTGGCAACGGGAAGGCTCATGAAAGCTCCTATATTATTTCTGTCGAAAAGGAACTGTGTCTGGGCCGTTCGCTGGCTCTCAATTTCTGCAACACCGCGAGTCAAAACAACGTTGTTGATATCGTTTAAGCAAAAAATCATTGTGGGATTTACTGTGTATTCCATAAATATATTAGATATTGTAACATTAATGATTTCCTCTTCTATTTTTCCTGAAGTAAGTTTTTTTTTAATGGATTTTTTAAGATAATTAATATTTGCAGTTGAAAAATAGTCCTGGGTCAATTGCTTTCTTTGTTTATTGATTTCCATTGATTCGCGAAGGTCTTGGTTTTTTCTTATATTGGTTGATCTATCAAATAAATGTAAATGGGATGGTGTTTGAATAATTTTATTCATCGTATTTATAATATTAGATTATATTATAAATAATGGAAACTAGTCGTATGATAATGATATCGGTGGTTGTTTTATTTTGCCTTTTTTTCGTTTATGTCGGATATAGCATAGTTATGAATGCGATGAAATCAGATATTAGCATACCTAAGAGAAGATGTCCCGATTTCCACTATGAAATGGATGCTTCCAACAACGAGGGCAAGTATTCTTGTAGAGATGCAAGTGGTCAAACCGTCGGGCTCACGAACAACGTGGGGACCATCGCCGACTTGGATAATCTCCCTTATGATATTACAGACTGTTCATTAGTAGAAATAGCCACTAAAAACCCAACCCTTTCATGGAAAGATTACAATAATCCTACAATAATACAAGATTGTTATGATCAGTTGAATGAAACTATGGCCAATGTCTAGTAAATAGCATCTTTTTATTCAGTTATGTTGCATATAAAATATTAAATATTTTAATAATGTATATATGAGAGGTCTAATCTATAGAACATTTTCATTTGTATTAATAATATCAATCATATTTAGTTATATATACATTTATAATGTTAATCCTATTACCTTTGAAAATGATGAAACTAACACAAATAAAAGTTATTGCCCTGATTATTGGCGGTATGACGTAGTTGACCAATCTTGTAAAGTGTATGATGCATCTTCAAACATTGGAAAATTTATAAACGACGCCGAGGACACCACTATACCGCCGGCCACTCTAGCCGAAGCAGACCAAAGTATATTTAAAAAAAGTTTATGTGAGCAGCACATGTGGAGCACCAATAAAAATATTTCGTGGAATGGTGTATCAAATATAAGAAACCCATGTTCTAAATCAGATAAACAAATACAACGAGAAGAAGAAAAAAATAAAAAAACTTTACATGAACGTATAACTACAGAAGTACAACGCAATGAAGGAATGAGAACATATAGGATTATATATCTTATATTTACAATTACACTTTTTTGTTATTTAATGGTTAGCGATAGATTAGCTACTTCAGTTCAAGTCCTAATTATAATGCGGAATTTTTTTCTGGTAAACTTACCTATTGAAACGTATAACCGTTGGTATGAATCGAAAGTTGCTGCTGGCGAATCGCTGGGGGATGAAAATAAGTTGGCTGTTATTGTTTTACTTTTTGTTATTGTGTTCGCGGTGTTGGGGATGAGGAATGCTCTTCTGACAGTTGGTCCATATATCCTACTCGCGGCAGTAATCATTTTTTTGTTTGTATTAGGATTTCACATTATCGCGCGACCGAATCTTGGAGGCAGACAAACACTCAGACTCATAACGCGTGCCAAGGAGGCACTCGAAGATCATACCCCTATGACAATTAAACGCTTCTTAGAAACAGTATTATCCTTCATAAGCGTCGCCATGTTGGTGGACGGCTTTACAAGTTTGTAGAATATGATGCGGAATATCATGCCACCTTTGTAACTTTTTAATATTTATATATTTCATCGTAGGAGATTTGATAATAGTGATTTATATTTATTGAATTGTTGTTAGTATGTTTCTAATTTGGTTGACATGTTTTTGTTATTCAGTCGCTTATTATGAACTGCTTTTTAAACGAGATTACCTATATTTATTTGTATTATATCATTGTAAAATTTAATATAAATATTGTATATATGGATGAAGCAAAAAACGTAGATGCCTCTATAAAAAATAAGGACCTATATTACAGAATTTCCGGTTTTTATAGAGATTATTTATTAATTGGTATATTTATAATTCATTTCGTGATTTTTGTGGGAATAATTATAAGTAAGCGACTTATACTAAACATCTCAGCTAAACCTACAATAGACAAAAATCAAATTTATACGAAAGATATAATAGCGTTTATTTTTTTCTTAATTCTACATATTGGTTTTCAATTTATAAATTTAATAGTAAATAGACATAACGATTTAAAGAGCTACATGAAAAACGATTTAAAGAGCCACATGAAAAATACAAACAAAAATGTATCATTGGAAAATAATAAAAATTATTCAATGCCGATTATTATGGGGCTTGGAATAAATATAATATTTTTTATAATTGTTTATCGGGAGAATTTTTTACAAAAATTTAGAGATCTAAATTTTTTACAAAAATTTAGAGATGAACCTGAACAATAAACAATAATTATTTTATATTAAACTTATTAAAGTATAAAATAAAATCGTATAATCTTATATATGAAAATTAGAATTCATAACAAATTATATGATTTAACAAACTTTGAACACCCGGGTGGTTCTGTAATAAAAACACACGCATGGGATGAAAATACAAAAATAGATGCAACAAACGCGTTTTTTTCATTTCATATGCGGTCTAAAAGAGCCTTATTTTTATTAACAACTTTACCACATACAATAATTAACGAAGAAAGAAATGCTGTTGAACGAGATTTTGAATATTTAAATCGCGATTTGATAAAAGATGGCTTCTATAAACCAAGCTATTTACATGTAGTTCAGCGTATAGGAGTAAACACTGGTTTATGGATTATTGCAGGGTTTCTATTGAATAGCAAATTTTTTATTACAAGTTTTTTACTGATGGCGGTGAATTATGTTCAATGTGGATGGATACAACATGAATGTGGACATAAAAGCTTTACTGGGAATATACCTTTGGATAATTTCCTTCAAATGGTTTATCTTAATATTTTCATGGGAGGGAATTATAGGTTTTGGAATGATCAGCATTTTTCGCACCACGCCAACACACAAAACATTATTCACGATAAAGATTTGAAAACACACCCATTGGTGGCATTTAATTCAAAATTAATTGAAAAGAAGAACCACACATTTTTTACGAAACATCAACATCTTCTATATTGGACAGTTATAAATCCTATGGTGTGGTTTGTTTGGTCTTTCATGTCGTATCCTATGTTTGCATATAAAAAGAAACATTTGATTGAATATTTGACTACGAAAACAATATCGTTGGCAATGTATTGCTGGTTTTTCGGATTATCTGGTTATACTATGGGCGAGTCTATAATACTATTTCATATAGTATCGGTTTTAGGAACTACTATTTTATTAGCAACATTTACTGTTTCTCATACAACAACCGACGCATATACCGATAATAATGGTTGGGTTATTCCTTCTTCTGAGCACACTATTAATATTTATGATCATTGGCTAACAAATTGGTGGATGGGCTATCTCAATTTTCAAATAGAACACCATCTTTTTCCAACTATGCCGCAATTTCGGCAAAATAGGGTAGGAAAACATTATGTTTCAAAGTTTTTTGAAAAACACAATATGAAATATAATGAAAAATCATTTATAGAAGCCAATTATGATGTTTATAAAAATTTAAAGGCCGTAGCAAAATCGAATCTAAAAATTAAGAACTAATCGCCGTTTGCTTTATACATTTCGGCTTCGTATAATATTCTTTGCAATATTTCTACGGTTTCAATTGGATATTTTCCTACGGAAGTTTCGCCGGATAACATAACCCCATTTGCGCCATCCAAAACGGCATTGGCCACATCTGAAACTTCGGCTCGTGTAGGAATATTATTTAAAATCATACTTTCTAACATCTGTGTTGCAATAAATACTTGACAATCATATTTTTTTGCTATTTTTGCGGCGCGTTTCTGTATAAACGGGACGTTTTCATATCCCATTTCTACACCCAGATCACCACGAGCAATCATAATTCCGTTACTATATTCTATAATTTTTTCAATATCGTGAACCGCGCCCGGGGCTTCTATTTTAGCCATTATTTTAGAATTGGTAATAAGGTTTCTCCATAACGTAACAATATCGTTGTGATTTTGCACAAATGACAGCGCGACCCAATCAATATTGTTTTTATTAATTAACTCTAAGTCCCTTTCATCTTTTGGCGTAATATTTGTCCAATTTATGTCTACATACGGCATATTTATACCTTTATTGCTTTTTAATTGCCCCCCGATCAATACCACACAATGCAGTTCGCGACCGGTGTTTTCTAATACCTTTAATTTTAACATACCATCGTCGATTAAGATGATGTCGTTTTTGTTTAGGTGATGAAATAATTCCAAATGCGGAAGACAAACGCGTGTATAATCTCCTGGTTCTTCCCTGCAATCTAATACTATTTTGTCACCAACGTTGACAAAACAGTGCCCACCATATATTTCTCCGATTCTATACTTCGGGCCTTGCAGATCTATTAAAATTTCCAACTTTTCTTGGTGTTCTGATTTTATTTTGGCTAGGTCGTCAATTATTTTTTGAGCGTCTTCGTGTTTATTGCAATGTGACATATTAATTCTGAAAATATTTACGCCGCATTTATGAAGAGCTTTGAGTTTTTCATAAGATTCACACGCGGGACCAATTGTTGCGATTGTTTTGGTGTTCATAGAAAAGGAACTAGATGAGAATATAAAAAATGAAAGAGTGATAAATCTTAGAAAACTATTCATTTTCATTTTTATTTTCACCAGTAATAGATTTTAATGTGTAAACTTTATATTGGTTAACAAACATTTTCTTCAATTAATATAAGATGGATAGTATAGAAAACTCGTATATTTTTTCTTTGTTGGTTCAGATTTTATTTTTGGTTGTATTTTCTTATGTTACAATTGACACAAATAAGGTGCTATTAAAATATGCATTTAATGTTGAATATATAGTTAGTATAATAGAGTTTATAGGATATTTATTATTGGGCTTCTTTTTAAAATCCAAATTCTTAACTGCTGTAAGATACGCGGATTGGTTCATAACCACTAACGCCTTATTGCTAGCTTTATCACTATTTTTACTACATAACAATGAAATATATGGAAACACATTTGTTCCGTTTGAAAAAATTTGGGACGATTATTCGGACGTCTATTACAAAATGATGATAACGAATACTTCTATGTTGTTTTTTGGATTGTTAGGGGAAACGAAAATAATGAACGAAATGTATAGTTTTGCATTGGGTATGATGGGTTTCATTGGCACAATCTATTACACATTATATACTTTTGTTGGCGATAGTCTCATAAATAAAGTTATATCCTTTATCTTTTTTGGATTATGGTTGTTATATGCATTTGCCTACTTATTGAGTCATAAAGACAAGAATGTAGCATACAATATTTTGGATTTAATAAGCAAAAATTCATTTGGGCTGTTCATATATTTATATATGATTTACGGATAATTCCAGTGCATTTTCTAATGTTTTACAACAAGAATATGGTGCAACGGGCGGAATTATATAAAAAACCATATTAACAAGATTAACAATAAATTCTTTATCAAGTATCATGAAAAAATGTTTCAAATATTTTTTATGAACCGGCTTCATATTTAGCAAAAATAAGGAAAATAGCCCAATTTGCTTGGGTGATATATTTTCCAGATTTAATGTAGAGAAAATACATACAATCTTTTCTTCTAGATTAGAGTAGAGGCTCGTGTATTTTTTTACAAAGTTATGAAACTCGTCGTCTGTGAATGTTCTTATATCAATGAGAATTAGCGTATTTGTCACCTTTTCAATATTAATAGGCATAATTTAACGGGATAATTAATATTGCTATAATATATCTACAATGGAGACAAATTTGGGCAAAACCGTTGCAATTGTTTTATTTTATGTGATGTTCATTTACTCGGGTATAATGAAAATCTTTAGTTTTGATAAAAAAGTAGATGTTCTTGGTAAAAAAACACATTTACCCTTAATAATTAATCAATTAGGAATGATTGGGGTTATCATTTTAGAAATATTTGGATCATTGCTTATAATTGCAGACACCTTTAATAAGAATTTAATACCTAAAGATTTGGTTAAATTAACCTATATCATATATTTGCTATTTTTAGTAGTTGTTACGATTTTGTATCACCCGCCTCAAAAGCAAATGATTCCCTTTTTATCTAATTTAACCACCTTTGCTGGTCTATTATACTTATACAATGACTTGTAGGACTTAAATATATATTAATAATAATAATATTGTTCTTATGAAAAGAATATTATTATTGGCCATATTAAATATAGTGACGTCGTTTAACATTAATACTCCTAGTTCATATACACGAAATATCAAATTAAGACAAACACCTGGTGGTGTTGAATTAGGCGCACCTTATACTTTCTCACAACTTGTTAATACAATCGACGAACGTAAAATAAGTGATATATTACTTATAGATAATCGCAATGATATTGTGGCTTTTGATAATGATAAAATAGGACATTTTGTAAAAAGCACGTCTCAATTTACGAATCTAATATTTGAAAAAGCATTGAAATATAACATTAATTTCGAAGTTATGAAACCCGAACCAAACGCCTTTTCCTCATTTGGTGGTTTCATAAGCAACATTGTTTTTCCTGGATTCATTATATATTTACTAGTTAGCAGTCTTCGTTTTATAAGGGGCGGTGGACTACCATCTAATATTAATCCTAATGAAAATAAAATGGAAATAGTTAAAGATACTGGTGTAACATTTGATGATGTGGCCGGCTGCGACGAAGTCAAAACAGAAGTTATGGAGATAGTTGACTATATTAATAATTCGGATAAATATGAAGCACTTGGAGCTAAATTACCGAAAGGCATTCTATTAAATGGACCTCCTGGAACTGGGAAAACGCTTTTGGCTCGTGCAATTGCAGGGGAAACCGGCGCCAACTTCATCTCTATTAGCGGTTCTCAGTTTTCGGAATTGTTCGTGGGGTTAGGTGCTTCGCGTGTTAGACAATTATTTAAAACTGCGCGCGAAAATATGCCTTGTATCATTTTTATAGACGAAATCGACGCAATAGGAAAGAAACGTCAAAGTGGTATAAATTTTGGAAACGACGAACGCGAACAAACATTAAATGAACTGTTGACCAATATGGATGGATTCGAAAAAAATGATGAAATTGTAGTGGTTGGAGCGACTAATATTATAGACTCATTAGATGATGCTTTATTGCGGTCGGGGAGGTTTGACCGGAAGATTTATGTTCCATTACCAGATAAACCCGCAAGAAAAGATATAGCCAATATTCATTTTAAAAATAAACCGCTTGCGAATGATGTGAATTTAACAACCATTGCTACAATAACATCGGGATTTTCTGGCGCAGATTTTGCTAATTTGGCGAATGAAGCCGCGATTCAAAGCGTTAGAGCAAACAAAACACTAATCGACAAGGATTCTATTGAAGAGGCTTATGAGAAAATGGTGGTTGGACTAGTTACAAAGGAAGATAAACGAGATAGTGATGTATTAACCCAAGTAGCATATCATGAATTGGGTCACGCACTGGTTGTGGATCATTTCTATGAATTTTTTGATCTTCGTAAGATTTCTATTAAAGGGACAAAGTCTGGTATAGGCGGCGTGACTATGTTTACAGTGAAGGAAAAATTCAATTATTTGCCGACAAAAAAGTTTATGCTGGCGAAAATGATTGTTGCTATGGGAGGAAGAGCCGGTGAACTAGTAATGAGCGATGAAGACGAGAAACTTGGTATTGAAAGTGATTATTTTGCAAAATTCGAAGATTTGGATATATCTACAGGTGCTATTCAAGATATAAGGGAGGTAAAACAACTTGCATCTGATTTTATTACAGAATATGGATTTATAGACAGTATTTATCCAATTAGTCAAGACAAAACAAGCGAAACTACAAAAGAAGATATTGACCGAAATGTAGTAAGTCTTGTAAATTTTGCATTACATACGGCGATTGAAATATTGAAAAATCGTGTAGATGCGATGGAGGATTTGAGCCAATATTTGTTACTAGAAAAAGAAATAGATATGACAAGTGAGAAAATTGATTTGATGTGAGAAAATTGATTTGATGTGAGAAAATTGATTTTGTGTGAGAAAATTGATTTGATGTGCAAAAAATTTAATATACAGATATTTCAATGACCGCTATATTAAATATAAACTCTATTGAAGATGTAGAAGAAATAATAAATAGTTATTGTCAAATGAACAAAGAAAAAAAGGTTATGCAAGGAGAAGTTTTCACTCCTTACAATTTAATTATAGAAATGCTAAACGCTCTTCCGCGTGATGTATGGGAAGACCCAACAAAAAAATGGTTAGATCCGGGTGCAGGATTTGGCGGATTTTCTATAGCAGCTTTTCATTTTTTAGATGTGGGCTTGAAAAAATGGCAGCCCAGTAAAAGTAAGCGACATAAACATATACTAAAAAATATGTTGTATATGGTAGAATTAGACAGTCATAATGTTGCTAATATTCGTAAAATTTTTGGCGAAAATGTCAATGTTTGTAAATGCGATTTTATTAGGGAAAGCGATGTCTGGAAAACCCAATTTAAGATTGATACTTTTCATGTGATTTACGGTAATCCCCCCTACAATGAAAATGGAATGAAAGGAAAAGGTAGGAGTGATGTAGGATTAAAAGTTTTATGGACAAAATTCGTCGATCAAACCTTAGATTTATTAGAAGAAAACGGCTATTGTTTGTTTTTCACTCCAAATAGTTGGATAGAATTAAAATCTCCATTGTCTCGTAAAATGATGAAACATCAAATAGTGCTATTAAAATGCTTTGATGTTGTAAAATCGTATAAATTATTTAATAAAGAAGCCGGTTCAATGCCTTTGTGTTATTATATTATACAAAAAAAAGAACCAACACACGCTACTAAAATATACGACCAAACCTTGGATATTTACGTGGATTTTGATATTCATAAACATATGGTTGTTCCTAATAAAAATATAAAATTTATACAAAAACTTGTTTCTAAACAAGATACTGGTTCATTGAAAGATTATTATAAATTTACGCCACCCAAAGTTAAGAAAGATATGGCAAAATATTCTGAAATAAAAAAGGGTAAATTTGTTTATCCATTGGTAAATTATGTTCATAAGAAAATTGTAACAACATATGCAAACGAACCTTCTATAGTGCAGGATAAACAACCGAAAATTATTTTTCCAAATTATTCAATGGGGTATCCAATAATTGATACAAGGGGAGAATATGATGTAGGCGGTAGAACATCGTATTATATACACCTAGACAACTACAAAGATAAAGATAAAGATAAAGATAAAGATAAAGATAAAGATAAAGAAAAAAATAAAAAGATCGCCAAATTGAAAAAAATTCAACAGTTATTTTTAACAAATTTTGCATTTACTTTGATAAATTCATTGAAAACGGGACAAAAGTTCATGAGCACCAGAACATTTGATTTACTACCAGACGTAACTAATTGGAGAGAGCCAATAAACGACGAAACATTAGAAGCATATTATGATTTAGATAATGAAGAAAAAAATTGTATATTAGATCAGATTACTAATGGCGAGGGGAATATAACAGATAAACAAAGAGAAATGATATTAAATTGGAATAATCCTGTTAATAATTAAAAAAATTATTAAAATAATAATTAAAAAAATAATTAAAAATTGATTTGATTATATAATTTGCTATAAAATTACATAATCATGAGCGATTATTGGATTATCGATAACGCATATTTCGAACAAATAAAGACTCTTGGAGCACTATTGAACGAAGCTGTTTTGAAACAATTTATAAATGACGTGGTATATAAACATCCAAGTTCGGGTATTTTGTTAAGAAATTTATCCGATATTTATGTGTTAGTAGCTTCTTATGGAGCTCATTCATATTTGAACAATGGAGAAAAAACATGGAATAATTTTTTGGATACGCAACATTATGAATTGCTGAAATGTAATAGAAAATTAATAATTGGTTATATGCTAATAAATGATCATGATCGAACAAATAGCTCCATAGAAATTTACGGTAACATATTAATTAATCATGATATATTTAATGAAATGATTACTAGATACAAAAAAACAAAAAATTATATTGTTACAGTAAAATGCGATTTATAAATAAATAATTATAAATTGACTTATACGCCTCATAGGTGACCAATGCGAAACAATCATCATGCTAATTATTGTGCTAATTAGACAAATTAAACAAAAGCACCAAAGTGTTATTACACGTATGAAACATTGATATGCGGCGAATAGTTGGAGTGAAAATACTAGGGAAAGTTTGCATAGAATACTAATTTTTTCGCGCGCTGACATGTATATAAATGGCGAATAAACCATTGTATCATCATTTAAAAATACATTTGGTGTTACAATATCCGGATTGTGTCCAGCTATACACAATGAACAAGTGTCATTATGTATATTACATGTATGTATATCACTTTTTCGACACAGAGGACAAGTAGGATTTCTCGTTAGTGCTTCAACAAGACATGATATACAAAATGTATGCCCACATGAAGTAGTAAACCCCTTATCAATAGTTACAAGACATATTGGACAGTCGGTATTAATGTGATTAGAATCACCATTTTCCATAATTTCGCATATGTTATCATTCATATTAACTACAATACTATTGTTATTAGTTGTTATAAATTCAATTTTTAACGAGAACGCATTCTACGCGTACGCGCATTATTATCAATATTTGAGCTATTATCCGATTCATCGTCGCTAATATCCGATATCATGACACTATCAATGCCACTAGAAATGTGCGACTCTGGTTCACTTAAAATTTCTATATCATTATCTACAGTTAAATTTGGATTAGTAGGTAAAATTTCTTCTTTGATTAATATTTTTCTACACAAAGGACATTTATTATTTAATTTTATATGATGCTGCATAAAACATCTTAAACAAAAATTATGCCCACAATCAGTAACAACAAAGCCTGTTTTGCGGATGGGTTCAATACATATTGGACAATCTCCTTGCATGTTTCATATGTATACATGGTATTTTATTATATTGATTTGATTAACAATATAATAATAATAGATAATAATAATAATAATAATAATAATAATAATAATAATAATAATAATAATAGATAATAAATAAATAATAATAATAAATAAATAATGAAACGATTTATTTACAATAACATAAAACGACGAATACCAAAGATAAGCGATACGGAAAAAATCGCATTGAATTGTGGGACAACATCAATTGATAAAGAATTATTTGAAGGAAAGATAAACGAATATAAATTTCCGGTTTGTGATAAAAAACTGGATGTTACATTAGAAAATAAATCAAACATGGTGCTAAGAAAGTATAGAAATCAAACAATATATCCATTTACAAATCTTAAGGACAAAGGTTTATTTGATACTTTGGGAAAACATGGTTTTTTTTCATATTTGATTCCTAGAAAATATGGGGGAACAAAGCTGAAAGTTCAACAATTATCAAATATTTTAACCTACATTACATCTGCGAATCCTTGTTTGGGGGTAATAACAATGGTTCCAAATTCATTAGGACCTTCGGAATTATTACTTAATTATGGGACGAAGCAACAACAAGACGAATATTTACCCAAATTGGCAAATGGCGAAAAGATACCGTGTTTTGGATTGACGGGTCCGAATAATGGTTCTGATGCTACCGGAAGCATAGATGAAGGTGTGGTTTTAAAAGATAGAGATGGAAATTTAAAAATCAAAATTAATATAAATAAGAGATATATAACTCTCGCACCGGTTGCAAATTTAATCGGGCTCGCATTTAATTTAAAAGACCCTCACAATTTATTGAAAAATAAAAAAAGGGGCATAACCGTCGCATTGCTGGAACGCGGGCATCCGGGCTTAAGACAAGAAAGTTATCATAATCCCCTTGATGTAGGGTTTCCAAATGGCACACTCAAAGGCGAGGTATTGATAGACTTGGAGCAAGTAATTGGCGGCGAAGAAATGGTCGGAGAAGGATGGAAAATGTTGATGGAATGTTTGGCGGCTGGTCGCGGAATTTGTCTACCAGCCACAGCAAACGCGTCGTCCAAAATATCTACAGTTTCTATGTATTTATACAGTAAACACCGGAAGCAATTTAATATTCCACTTATTCAAATGGAAGGCATACAAAATAAATTAGCAAACATGCTAACAAATACTTGGGCAATACAGGCGAGTATTTTTGTGACCAATCAATTATTAGATAGAGGCGAGAAACCATCGGTATTAAGTGCTATAATGAAAGAACAAACCACAGAAAGAGGTCGGGAAGTAATAAAAGAGGCCATGGACATATATGCGGGTTCTGGTTTGTGTAAAGGGGAAAACAATATGCTAGAGAAGTTTTACAAAAACGCGCCGATTGGTATAACCGTAGAAGGTAGCAATGTTTTGACTAAAAATTTGATAATTTTTGGACAAGGATTGAATAAAAGCCACCCACATATTTCTCCAATATTAAATGCGATCGACGAAGATAACATAGACGATTTTTTTAAATATTTTACTAATATTGTAAAACATTCGGTATCTCTATATTCGAAGAGTGTGTTCGCGGCATTTTTCAATAATAATTCACTAGATAAACAAACACTATATTTCGCATGTTTGTCCAACTTTGTGGCATTGAAAGGTGGTGCAATCAAACGCGAACAAAGTATTTCGGCGGATATGGCTACAATAATGGGGAATTTGTATTTGGCACATTGCGTAAAAATATATAATGAACATATGCAAATAAGTGAAAATTTAACAACAATTGTAATTCAACGGTTGTTAAATGAAAATATTGATATATTTAATCGTGTATTATACAATTTAAATTACTACCCAATACTAAATCATATGTATCAAAGCAAAAAAGAATCTTACAAATTGAACGAAAATTTGATAAAGGAACTTAAATCAAACGATAAGATTATGAAAGACTTAATGCAAAATATGTATTTAGACGAAGCAATACAAAATATGCTGGAATTAGATAAAATGCATTCAAAATCTCAAAATTACGCAGATTTATATCAGAAAATTATCAGCGTAGGTGAATATACAATTGATAATAAAAAATTTTGTTAAGATATATTATAAATATAACATATGGCTAAAAAAAATAAAAGCGAATTAATGGATATTTTTAAATTTGCCTTTGTAGGCGGAACTGGTGCATTTTTAGGAGGGGCATTAGCATTTACTCTAGTTGGATTATTTTCGTTATTTTTTTGTGGAATTGGTTATTATTTAATAGTGAAAAATAATAAGAAAAATACAAAACCATTCGAAGACTTGCAAACAGAGCAATATTTTGGCGCATTTCTTTTTTCCATAGGTTTATTGCCTTGGGTGCGATTTTTCTTTATGGGGTTTTTGTTAAACGCTGGAGAATCGTTTTATGACGATAATTTCTAATAAAAAACATTAGTAAACGCGTTTTGCTAGTGGGATACTAGTCACTTCGTCTGATAATGGTTCCATTATGACGCCTCGTTTTGACATATGAACATATGCCTCGCTTTCATTTAACTTTGCTATTGTATGACACAGCCAATTAGTATCGTCTCTTTCGGGATATATTTCGTGTGAATGTGCGCCTCTACTTTCTTTTCTATAGTTTGCGCTGTGCATAGTAACTAATGCATTGTCCAATAAGTTTTTTAGTTCCAGTAATTCTATGAATTCGCTATTAAATTCATCTGTTTTGTCTTCTATATATACATCTTGAAATTGCTCGTATAAATTTTTAAGATTTTTTACTCCCTCTTGGAGTAAAATATCATTTCTAAATACACCGGCATGTTTTTGCATTATTTTTTGCATATCTAGTCTAATGTTTGCGACACTAATATTACCTGTTTTGTGTTTATAAAATTGATATTTTTCTAAATCATTGTTCGCGGCATTCATATCACAATCTTCTATTGCTGAATACGTTTCGTCTTTTTTTAATTGTTCATAAATATTATCTGCACACGCCTTTCCAAAAACCACTATGTCTAATAGAGAATTTGCTCCAAGTCGATTTGCGCCATGAACCGATGTGCATGCCGCTTCTCCCGCCGCCCATAAACCTTCAATTATGTGATCTTTTGTATCGTAATTAATGACTTGGCCTTTCCAATTGGTCGGAATTCCGCCCATATTGTAATGAACCGTAGGTATTACTGGTATTGGTTCTTTTGTTACGTCAACTCCTGCGAAAATATTTGCAGTTTCTGATATTCCCGGGAGTCTTTCTGCAAGTATATGGGGGGGAATATGCGACAAATTTAAATGAATATGGTCTTTTTCTTTTCCAATTCCGCGACCTTCGTTTATTTCAATAGTCATGGCGCGAGATACAACATCTCTACTTGCCAAATCTTTTGCACTTGGCGCATATCTTTCCATAAATCGCTCCCCTTTAGAATTTAATAAATATCCACCTTCTCCTCTGCAACCTTCTGTCAATAAGACACCTGCACCATAAACACCGGTTGGATGAAATTGTATAAACTCCGTGTCTTGAAGCGGTATATCTTTCCTTAGACACATAGCATTGCCGTCTCCGGTGCACGTGTGTGCACTTGTTGCGGAAAAATAACATCTACCATAACCACCGGTGGCAATAACCGTGTGTTTTGCTATGAATTTATGAAAAGACCCGTCTTCAATATTGTAGGCTAAAATCCCCATACATTTACTATTGTCCTTATTCATTAATAAATCTAGTGCAAAATATTCTATGAAAAAGTTGGCGTCATGTTTTAATGAATTTCCGTATAGTGTATGGAGCATTGCGTGTCCTGTTCTATCTGCTGCACATGCAGTTCTATACGCCTGTCCACCTTTACCAAAATCTAGTGATTGTCCACCAAAAGCCCTTTGATATATTTTTCCTTCGTCTGTTCTAGAGAAGGGTAATCCATATTTTTCCAATTCTAATACAGCATTTGGCGCTTCTTTGCACATATAATGTATGGCATCTTGGTCTCCTAACCAATCACTACCTTTTACTGTATCATAAAAATGCCATCTCCAATCATCTATTGTAATATTGCCGAGTGCTGCGTTAATACCGCCTTGTGCGGCAACTGTATGTGAGCGTGTAGGAAATAATTTACTAATACATGCGACATTTAGTCCTTTTTCACATAATCCGGTTGTGGCGCGGAGACCGGCTCCACCCGCACCAACCACAATTGCATCAAAAGTGTGTTCGATGAGAGGGCGAAACTTTCTCATATTATATTACTAAGTCTATTATATTACTAAGTCTATTATATTAATACTTTTTCTAAAAGTACTGTTGTTGGAATAGCTATTCCGAATAATATTTTTGAATGAAGGTGAGTCTTGTCTTTAGTAAGCATCGATGGATATAAATCCCAAATAAAATGTCTTAATCCGCCCAACGTATGAAAAGAGCACGAGAAAATAGTGGCGTAATTAAATGTTTTTTTGACCCAATAATTAGACTCGTTATATTTTTTAATAATACAATCTGTGTTGTTAGTAAGCGAAATAAGTCCCCCAAATAAAAACAAATTAGTTAAATAAAGACCAGTAGCACGAGTTGTTATAGATGATAGTGCCGTGAGTGGAAATTTATAAATAAAGACGTTCGGTGAAATTTCCGGCTTCATGAATAGTATTAACACTTAAATAGTATTTATATACTATATTTACTGTTATGTTAAACCCTGATACGAATATTAAAATTTTAAAATTATATAAATATTCTAGTATGGCGCTTATTCCACAAGGAATCGCTTTTTACATTTTAACAAATAATTATGAGCACAATAATTTAAATAATTTAATCAAATATTTTGTTGGTGCGACTACCGCGACAAATATTTGTTTTCATTCATACGTTTCCTCGTCTATGGTATTAAACGATTATTTGCATAAACTGACCACTAGAGTGGGTCCTACTACAACAATAAAGGTTTTAAACATGAATCTACATTTGCTGTCATTATTGGGTTACTTGAAATACTCCAAATAGAATAATTATTATATAAATACAATATACTTATTTATTATATGCTTAAAAATAGTCAACAACTTTTTAAAATTTATCGGTATACAAAATCTACTAAAACACATATGGATAAGTTTTTAATAGATAGAAAAGAATGTGGTCCTATGGTTCTAGACGCATTAATAGCTATAAAAAATTTTCAAGATAAAACACTAACATTCAGGAGGTCTTGTAGAGAAGGTATATGTGGATCGTGTGCTATGAACATAAATGGAAAAAATGGTTTGGCCTGTTTGACACCAATAAATGATTCGAATGTCATATATCCTTTGCCACATATGCCAATTATACGGGATTTGGTTCCTGATATGAAAAATTTTTATAAACAATATAAGGAAATAGAACCATGGTTACAAAGCGAACCAAATGCGAACGATGGGGAATATTTACAGACAAAAGAAGATCGTAAAAAATTAGATGGCTTATATGAATGCATACTTTGCGCGTGTTGTTCTACCTCGTGTCCAAGTTATTGGTGGAATTCCGATAAGTATTTAGGACCGGCCGTCTTGATGCAAGCTTATAGATGGGTTGCGGATTCTCGCGATCAAAATACCAAAAAGAGATTGCATTATTTAAATGACGCAATGAAATTATATAGATGTAAAACAATAATGAATTGCACGAACACGTGTCCCAAAGGATTAAATCCGGGTAGCGCAATTGGAAAATTGAAGCAACAAGTCGATTTATTATAAATTAATAAAAGTATGAAGGATACAATCACAACAACAAATTCAATAATAATGACGAATAACTATTGTTTACTATTATTGAAATCTACAAAATGTTCCGATTTAATAAATAAAATGAGATACGTCAAACTTCCGCGAAATGACGACGATTGTTACGAAGTATATAGAAGATTATCTTTGTGCGTCACAAAGAAAAAGTATCCCCACAACCACACGTAGATTTAGCATTTGGGTTGTCAAATTCTATTCTAGACCCCATAACATCATCACTCCAGTATATTCGAGTCCCAAGAAGGTGCATTAAACTTTTTCCACAAATAATTATATTTAGATCGTCTATTTTAATTAGCTCATCGCGTTTTTCCGGAGTGTTTGATGTGGGTTCAATGTAATATTTATATCCGTTACAACCACCTCCCTTTATACCAATCAATAAAGCGGATTCTTTGCTATTTTTTATTAATAATTTAAAATGCGCAAGTGTTTTTGAGCAAAAGGTCATTAATGGTTTCATACTAGTATTATCTTTTATTTTATTTTTACCTAAATTAATAATCAGTGCATCTTCCTTTTCTTTCCCAATCGCCAAATCGTGTGGGCTCGGGCAAAGTTCCTCCACGCAAAGGACCTCCCCATTCGGTATTATTAAATGTGGTTTTTACAAACATATTTTCATAATCCGCGTCTTCGTCGTCAGCGTCTTTATAATCCGCGTCTTTATGTTTTACATTTTTAATTATTTCATTAGACTTTAGATTTTCCGTTAAATATCTTTGAAAAATCTTTGTTTTAAATCCATTATTTAATTTACCTATTACAAAAATATTTGCAATATTTCTTAACATGGACTATACTATGCTAAGAGTTAAATGTTTAATACGTGTTTAATAATTTCTTTGCGTTTTATACTTAATTTTGGTGTATAAAACGTGGAAAATACATCCAAATCTAACTTATAAATTTTATCTATTTTCATATGGTTGTCTAGTTCTTTATTCACATTTTCCAAAGAAACATCTGTTGTGCAAATTAGCCGATTATTTTTAAGGTTTTCGCCGAAAATTATAAAAGGGCCACAAATGTGTTTTTTTATAAGCGACTCGGTTGTTTCTACATCTACAAATTTGCCGTTTGATAGTTTATAATTCGTAGAAATTCGATTTTTATAATACAAATATCCGTCTTTAATCTCGCCTGAGTCTCCGGTTTTATAAAAGCGAATACCGTTTTTTTCTATAATAACATCTTTAGTCTTTTCGGCGTCATTCCAATATCCCATCATGACATTTTCTCCCGCAACATGTATTTCATCATTTATTATTTCTACAATAACATTGTCCAATATTTTTCCAATAGAATTAATATTTCTAGGAGTGTTATAATGATTGACACTTATCATTGGTGCAGTTTCTGTGCAGCCATATCCTTCGCATATGATAATTTTATTTTTTTCATAAAAGTCTTTTACATCGTGATTTAATTTTGCGCCTCCAGTAAATATGTATTTAAGATTATTTCCAAACAAATGTTTTAATACTAAAGGAAGAACGATTTTAATAATAGGTTTGTCTAAAAAGGCGACTTTATCTTTTATTACTTCTAAAACACGCGGGACAAGATATAAAACTTGCGGCTTGAATTCCTTACATTCTTCTATGAATTTATCTTTATTGGTGGCTATTCCAAACGGATTATCGTTTAAAAGATTGTAATATAATTCGCACGTTTGGCTGTAAATATGTGCCCACGGAAGAATGTTTAAACTGGTGGTTTTACCTACATTATGAAATCTTCGTTCTACACTTTCTATGTTAGTTAAAATATTGTTATTTGATAACATGACACCTTTTGGATTTCCGGTTGTCCCAGAAGTATAAATTAATGTGGATAATTCATTACATTTAAAGTGAAAATCTGTCATTTCTTTAGTAAAATCCAGTGAATTACTGATGTTAATTGATTTATTGACTTCTAAATCGGGTTGCGTGGAAATAAATAATTTTGGATTGCAATCTTCGATCACGTAAGATGTGTATTTTTCGGGCTGATTTGTATACATCGGCACCCATACAGCACCAAGCGAATTCGTTGCAATGTTCCATGCGACCCAATTTATGGAATTATCGCCTTTATAAGCAACCCTATCCCCTCTATCTATATTATATTCTTGTAAAAAGTCCCTTGCATTAGATATTCCATTAAGAAGTTGTTGTTTACTTTTCCAATTCCATATTTTATTTTCCTTTATTGCAATGCAGTTTGCTGTGCGATTTTCCATTAATTTTGTTATTATGCTTTTTGATAATGAAGGCACGTTCCTTTTCATTGTGAAAAAGTATTAAATATATTTCTAAGCATTTATTTATGTATTTTATTTAGTTATAATAAATGAATATTCTACCAAAAGATGTTGTTAATCATATTTATAGTTTTTCTCCAGATCATAGAGAAAAAATGAAAATTATTATACAAGAAATACCACAAAAAGTCGTAAAAAAAAAGGTAAATACATTCGCATTTATTTACAAAAGGAACGCGCTTTTACGAAATAACAATTATGATTTACATTCTGCTTATAGGGACGCAAGCTTAGAGTGTGTTAAAGGAGAAGATCTAAGACATTTTTGCAATATGCTGGGAAACTGTAATTGCTGTTTGAGACATTCTATACGAAGACCGTGGGGTTTATCTAAACCCGTAAGATATAGACAACATAACGACAATACCGCGTATAAATGTAAATGTTTTTGCAGACAATTATTGAGACATATTTGTTGGGATCAATATTTTCATAGCCAAAATATGACAAATTATATTTATTAATCGAATAATACCATATGAACGTCGAGTAGATTTGCTACCCAAAATATTTTATTAGTTTTCTTCTTCAGTAATTCTTTTGTCATTTCAGAAGAAATTCTTTTATGAAAAATTTTAATTTCTCTATGCAGAAAATCGCATTGTTTCTTTTTCTTATTTATGTTTAAATCGCAACAATAATATTGGATTTTATCACAAATCTCTTTGGGAATACTATTAGAAACCGCAATCATGTTGCAGTATATATTATCTGTATGTAATGCTTTTTAAATGTTTCTAGTAATCGGTTTCAATTTTATCGAAGGAATTCTTAGAAAGCTTTCCCTTACTATTCTTTAGGCGGCGATTTGTGATAATACCTTGTTCATACATCACAGTATCGCGATTTGTAGCATATTTTGTCTTATTTTGAAGACGCGGATTAGTTGCGCTACTGTAAGTGGGCTTGAAGCGAATAGTTCCATTGCTGTGAGTTCCCTTGTGATATTTGCGCTGCATATTATCTTGATTTCTTAATACAAAAAATAATTAACCAGGTTTATTGTTTCAATTTTTATAATTATTATAATATATATTTAGATGATTGTGCACAATATTACAAACATTTATCAAATAACCCGTTCTAGTTCACCACTGTGCGACAGTATATTAGAAAAGGTGCTTCTTTCTTTGTTGATCAAAATCTTACAAGAGAAAAACATATATTAAATACTATTTGCTATAATTAATTACTCATATGCATAAATTAATTATAGTGGAATCTCCCGCCAAGTGTAAAAAAATAGAAAGCTATGTGGGCGGAGATTACAAATGTGTTGCTTCTTATGGACATTTTCGCAATCTAGAGACAATTAAAGATATCGACACTCAAAATAAATACAAATTAACATTTAGACTACTTAAAGAAAAAGCGAAAGCCATAGCAACATTAAAACGCGCAATAGATGAATCCTATGAAGTAATTTTGGCATCAGACGATGACCGAGAAGGAGAAGCAATAGCTTGGCACATATGCCAGCACTTTGGATTGTGCGTTAACAGCACAAAACGTATAATTTTTCATGAAATAACTAAACCTGCAATTATTGCTGCTTTGAAAAACCCCATTAAAATAAATATGAACGTTGTATATGCCCAACATGCCAGACAATGTTTGGACGTGCTAGTTGGTTTTCGTGCAACTCCGCTTTTATGGAAATATATATGTCCTCATTATACCAAGGGGCTTTCTGCCGGAAGGTGTCAGACACCCGCTTTACGATTAATATACGAAAACGCAGAAGAATTGGAAAAAAATGATTATAAAACACACAATAAAGTATTTGGCTACTTTACAAGTTATAACAATAAATACGAACTTAATAAATCTTTTATAGGAGAAGAAGATTTGGTGGACTTTTTGGAGAAATGCAAAAGTCATAAATTTATATTTCGTAAACAAAGTGAGAAAATTCAATATAATCAACCACCTCAACCATTCACCACCAGTGTGCTGCAACAAAAGGGTAGTTCATTGTTTAATTTATCTCCTAAGGATACGATGAAGTGTTGTCAGAAATTATATGAATCCGGTCTCATAACTTATATGCGGACAGACAGTAAAACCTATAGTGAGCAATTTTGCGAAGACACGAAGGTCTTTGTGACAAAAAACTACGGCGACGATTATGTAGGGACCATTGAAAAATTTATTACCAAAGACAAGGGTGCACACGAGGCAATCAGACCCACATATATTAATAAACGGGTTGAACATGTTGCAAAAGAACATACACTTACATCTAAAGAACAAAGAATATATGCTTTAATTTGGACAAATGCTGTAGAGAGTCTCATGTCTGCATCTAAAAAAACAATTCTTCAAGTGAAAATAGACGCGCCATGCAAATATTATTTTAGTCATTCTTATAGTAAGACGTTGTTTTCGGGTTGGGAAATAATAGAAAACAAAAAGGAGGAAACTTATTATGATTATATTTTGCTGATTAAAGATGAATGTATTATGGACTACAATAAAATAGATACGAACACATGTGTGCAAAATATGAAATCGCATTTGAGTTATGCAACATTAGTAAGGACATTGGAGACGAAGAATATAGGCAGACCATCTACATATGCTTCTATTGTAGAAAAGCTTTTAGCACGAGGGTATGTAAGAGTTGGAAATGTTGAAGGAATAGAAATAGAAACCGCTAATTATTCGCTAGTTAAAAACAGCGATAAAATAGAAATTACAAAAGCGAGTTCTAAATTTGGCAATGAGAAAAATAAACTTATTTTAGAACCATTGGGATTTCTAGTTATGGATTTTGTATTGAATAATATTACAGAGTTGTTCGAATATGAATTCACCTCGGTAATGGAAGATTGTTTGGACAGGATTGCGCGTGGTAGCGATGACTATTCTACATTAATGGAAATGTATGATGCAAATATTGTTGATAAACTACAGAAAAACGAATTAGAAAATATAAATAAATGGCTTTATCCTGTAGGTGAAAATGCGGTAGTTGTTCTTTGTAAACACGGTATTGTAGTAAAGATTGGCGAAGATGAATTTAAAAAAATGAAAAACGATGTTAATTTTTTTAAAGTAAAAGCAGGTGAATATACATTGGACGAAATATGCGAAGAAACAAAGCAAGTGGACGATTATATTGGAAAATATAAGGCTGAAAACATGTATATAAAACGCGGAAAATACGGACCTTACGTTGCTTGGGGATCGAATACAAAGTCATTAAATGGATTTTCTAAAGAACGCACGCTTGAAAACATTGTTGAATTTATTGAAAAGGCTGGTGAAAATTCTAACATAATTAGGGTCGTTAACGAGTCAACATCTATAAGACGCGGTAAATACGGTATTTATATATTTTATAAATCCCAGAAAATGAATAAACCCAAATTTTTGAAATTAAAAGGATTTCCAGAAATGGACAAGATAGAAACGGTTAACATAACATATATCCAGTCTTGGATAAAAGAAACTTACAATATTTAAATGCATAATAAATGACAATTAATATCACAATTCATATATTAATACTTTACTATCTTCGTTCCACGACATTGGTATTTTTATTTCATCCGCCAAATTTCCATTAATTATTTCTTGTGAAGAACATAATATTGATTTACTGGGTATTTCTGATTTTAGTTTAGTATATATTTCTTCTATTTTATCTTTATCAAAACACAAATTTGACCACCAAATAAAGGTGGGTTCGGTTATTAATTTTGTTAAATCTTTGTTTAATATATTTTCGTTAAAAAATTTTACATTTTTTGAATATTTCTTAGGTAGTTTATTCAATAATTCAAGTGCATGTTGATGACGCTCTTCCACCAATTCTATACCAATTGACTTTTTTATTTTTTGATAGCTTCCCATATACATACATAATTTTCCGCGGCCAGAACCCACATCTAAAAATATTGAGAGTTTATTATTTTTATACTTATTATTTAAATATTTATACAAAATTTCTATACCATTGTAATTCATTTCTCCATACGTTATTTTGTCTTTTATATATCTATCATCTTCTTTATTAATTAATCCATTATCATGTTTACATTTTGGATACATTTTAATTAATTTATTTCTAAAATTTTTTCTTGTTATTCCTCTGTATATTTTTCTCTCTTTTGTGTTTTTTTTTGTTTCACTCATCTTATATATTTATTATATTTAATATTAAATGTAATAATAAATTTTCAACATTTGCAAAATAATAACTAACAATAAGATATTATTTGCTGTTTGTTCTGGTATCCACATACCATTGTTTGGAGAATTTGCTTCGTAATATAAACATCCATTGAAAGTAATACGCGTGTAAAATATAACACAAATTATAAATAGCGCATAAATATTTACAAGTGGAGATGTGGAAAAGAAAAAAATACATAAAGCACTTAATCCCATTAATAAATGAACAACTTCCAGTCCTATTTCATTTTTGGTAAATATAGAAAAGACCCCCATTGTTTGAATAAATGCGCAACAAATAAATACTAGACGATGGTTGTTGTTTTTTGCAAGACTTGCAAATAATCCACTATATAAAACAGAAATTGTTAAAATATTAAAGAGTAGATCGCGATTTGTTACTCTATTTACTTGTAAAATTTTTTGTTTTATTACATTTGTCATTATTTATCAATATATTATCAATATATATAAAAAGACAATTCATAGCGCTTTAAAATTGAAATTAAGCTAATAAAAATTAAGTAAATCATATGGTTTTGACTATTAAATACGACGAGCAATATGCTTACGAAATTGGGGTTGATGAAGCCGGCAGAGGCCCTATGTTTGGTCGTGTTTATGCTGCCGCGGTAATTTTACCCGAAACAAATTATAAACACGAACTAATGAAAGACAGTAAAAAATTCACATCAAAAAAGAAAATAACCGAATGTTACGAATATATAAAGGAAAATGCGACCGCATATGCAATAGAATATCAAGAACCACATATTATTGATAAAATTAATATTCGCGAAGCCACCTTACTGTGTATGCACAACGCAATTACAAAGACGTTAAATCAAATCGGTGTAAATTGTGAAAAAAACACACATTTACTAATTGATGGAAACGATTTTCGGCCATATATTTCAATTAATGATGGGTCATTTAATGAAATTCCACACACTACAATTAAAGGTGGTGATAATATTCATGCTTCGATTGCGGCGGCGTCTATTTTGGCAAAGGTTGAGCGAGATAAATATATAGAAGAGCTTTGTCTAAAGAATACGATTTTGATCGATAACTATGATATATTGTCTAATAAGGGATATGGGACAAAAAAACATATGGATGGTATAACCACAAACGGAATTACAAATCTCCATCGTAAAAGTTATGGAATTTGCAAAGATTTGGATGTAAAATATCAAATAATAAGTTAATGAAGCCTAAACAAAATATTTACGCCAAAAAACCTTTTATTGTGTTGATTAACATTAATTCATTCTTTCCTTCTAGAAAGTCGTTTACGTTTTTAATTAATGAACTTAGTGTTTTTTTGTGAATAATCATAGTAATATACGTGTAAATAATGTATGCAAACAAAAACCCTATATTTGCATACAAGTCTTTCATGGTAATAGGAGTGTTGCGTAATAAAAAGAGGGGGATTCCTTTGTTTATTGTGATAACAATAAAAAGTGGAAGTAATTTTTCAATGGGAATCATATTTGAAATCATTATGAATATTACTAAAATATTTGTCGTTAATCCTGCAACTAATGATGGCGCTGGATTTACTTTTAAATATGGAGTAAAATAATATATTAAAAACCATAGAAAAACCCACCAACTATAGGTGATGAATGTCATGTCAATAAAATCTGCGAAAATTCTCATTTATTATTACAATAATTTACTAAAAAAATTTTTAATAAAGCTTTTTATTTGGTCTATAAATTTTATGCGACGCTTATTTGTAATAATTGCTCGGGTTGATGTAGGTGTTTGTGTCTCGTGTTTTTTGTTGATGTGATTTTCATTGGTGCTTTCTTTTGCGGTTTCTTTTTCTTCAATGATGGTATTAACAGGACAGTATAATGGGGGGGTCTCGTTAAAGGCGTTTAAAATATTATTGTAATCATATTCGTCTATTTTACATAAAAACTCTTCGAAATCAACTGATGAAAATTCGTAGGTATTATTTACTGTAATGAAGTTGAATAATTTTGAAAACTCGCTATAATTGAATGAGGGGCGACAAAAAGTATAGAAATCATTGCGATTTATAGTGGAGCGATTATTATTACATTGTGATTTTAAGAAACACCATAATTCACTATTCCAGTAAAAAATGAGATTATCTTTGTATAACATATTGCTTTCTCGCTTTTTTGTATTTGATATAAAGTCAATGTTTTTTAGTGCAATAAGAAGTTTGTTTTTATCAACAACCATTTATATTTATAAGAACATAAATATAATATTTTAATAATATATACTAATGCTAAATTCAGAAGAACAAGAACAAGAACAAGAAAAACAACCACTTACAGAGGTGGAAGTTTCTATTGGAAACTGTGTGACTAGAGCGACTACAGTTAATACAGAAGAGGTGTCGGGCATTGTAGTTGCGGATGAGGTTAATAAATGGAATGGGAATTTATGTGATTGTTTCAGTAATATTTATCCTTCTATGATTTGCTCTTTTGCGTGTCCAAATATATATGTTCCTTATTTATATGGCATGTTGACAAATAATAAAAAAATGTTTCACAGATGTATGTTTATGATATTTTTGATGAGTTTTAGTGGGTATTTTATTAGTATTAAATATGATAAATCATTGGGTCACATGTTCATATTTGCATCTAATATTTTTGTGCTGTCTATTGCTAATTTTTTGAGAAATTCTACACGAAAACTTAAAAATATTCCTGGATCGGCATGCGAAGATGTTTGTTTGACTGTATTTTGCACCCCGTGTTCAATTGCACAGACTGGGAGAACCATAATGCAATACGATAAAATTTGCGATAATATTTAATATTTTGGGGAAATAATAAAAGAAAATTTTATACCATATTTTTTGTTTATAGATAAAAATTTTTATCTAACTTAGATTAATGATAAATCTCCCAGAAGAGCTTGTAAATAAAATAATGTTATTTGCAGTTGAGACGCCAACCGCAAAATGTATAAAAAGCGTGGGTTATTTAGAATGGCGATTTTTAAGTGCTAGATACTTACAAGAGCTATATATATGTAATCCATGCGGATTTAATACAGATATAGAAGCAGAACGATATTGGTATAATTATAAAAGCCGAAAGGCTAGGTTTTTAAATGAAGATTAAATTGTTTAAATTTATTGAGTATTTTATTTCAAATTAAAAAATTGAAATAAAGTTATTCACCTAAAAAGAAAGCATTATCTATATCAATGCCTGTTAAAGATAGCAAAAAAAACGCGGACAAATACAACCTTCGTACTAAGAAGCGCGATGACGAAAAGCTGAAAAAGCGTCGCGATGCGAATGATGATGATGATAGCGAAGAAGAAATTGAGTCCGAGGAAGAATTTGAATATAATTCAAAAGAAATGGATAAATTTCTTTATAAGCTGTTTCCTTCGAAATATATGAAAGAAAAATCAAAGAAAAAAGAAGAAGAGAGCAATGATGAAAAGGTTCATATTATTTGCACAATTGAGGATCGTGGACGGTCGAGTTATGATGAAGACGAAGATTCATCTTATTACGACGAGAGCGAAGAAGAATATGATTCGGAGGAGGAAGAGGAGAGTGAAGAGGAGAGCGAAGACGAAGATGAGGAAGAAGATGAGGACGAAGACGAAGACGAAGACGAAGACGAAGACGAAGACGAAGACGAAGACGAAGATGAAGATGAGGAGGAAGAAGATGAGGAAGAAGATGAAGATGAGGAAGTAAGTAAAAAATCTAAAAAGAAAACAGTAAAATCTAAAAAATCTAAAAATGATAAGACAGAGGAAGAGATTATGAAAGATATTAATTCATATGCCAAAGAACTGAAAAAGTCTAATAAGAAATCAAAGGTTGTTCAAGAACTAATTAAAGCTGCAAAAGAAAAGGAAAGGGAGCTGAAGAAAAAGGAGAACAAGAAAAGTAAGAAAGAACGCCACCAAAATGTGAAAAAATTTAAGAAAATCGTTCGCGAAAACAATTCTCTAAATGATTATAAATTTCTGGAGAAACTTCCTGTTAAGGAACAAAACACAATTCTAAAAGAACTCAAAAAGGTATGTAAGATTATCAAAGTAGAAAAACCATATCGTCTAAAGCTTCTAGAATCTCAAATTCCGATCGAATTTAAGGCATGTGCGCTTAAGAAAATTAATACTCTGCGACACATGGATCCTATGGCGGGCGATTATTATAAACTCCAACATTGGGTTGACGCTTTTATGCGAATCCCGTTTAATAAATATAATAATCTTTCTATCAAACAAACAGACGGAACAGATAAGTGCCAAGAGTTCATGGAGGGCGCAATCTCTTCTCTAGATGGTGCGGTATATGGAATGAATGATGCTAAAATGCAAATCATTCAGATGCTGGGTCAGTGGATTACAAACCCAAATGCTATTGGTAGTGCCATTGCTATCAAAGGTCCGCCCGGAACGGGGAAGACCACACTTGTTAAAGAAGGAATTAGCAAGCTACTAAATCGCGAATTTGCCTTTATTGCTCTTGGTGGTGCAACAGATAGTTCTTTCCTCGAAGGACACAGTTACACATATGAAGGCAGTTCGTGGGGTAAAATTGTAGACATTCTTATTCAAAAACAATCCATGAATCCAGTAATTTATTTTGACGAACTGGACAAAATTAGTGATACGCCGAAGGGAGAAGAAATCGTGGGTATTTTGACTCATTTGACCGATACATCTCAAAACGATAAATTTCATGATAAATATTTCTCCGAAATTGATTTTGATCTGAGTAAATGTCTCTTCATTTTCAGCTACAATGATGAAAGCAAAATAAATCCTATTCTTATTGATAGAATGTATCGTATTCAGACAAACGGTTATTCTAATAAGGAAAAGGTGCGCATTGTAAAAGATTATCTTCTTCCTAAGATTTGTCTTGATGTAAAACTTGATGAAGAAATTACATTCACAGATGATGTGATTGGGTATATCATTGAGAGATTTACTGCAGAAGAGAAGGGTGTTCGGAATCTAAAGCGCTGTATCGAAATTATTTACCGAAAACTCAACCTTTTCAAGCTTATGAAACCCGGGTCAAAGCTATTTGATGATAATATGTGCATTAAGGTTGAATTTCCGCTAACACTTACACGCGAACTTGTTGATAAACTTGTCAAGAAAAACGACGAAGATCGTGTATATCACCATAGTCTATATGTTTAATCTCCTATAATGAAGCATATTTATAATATATTTTTAGCTAGAATTATAAAAAATTGAAATAATAATCGTCTTTATTATTTTTTTGTGTTAAAAATATGGAGTGTGTTTCTGAAATTTGCAATCAATACAATCTTAATAAGACGGATGTTGTAAATAATCTTAATAACAAGGGTATTAAGTTTAAGATGTCGATTAAGCATTTTCCTTGGAATGGTCAAGTAAACAAAGAAATGTGTAATGGAATTAAATATTGCGGGGGGCTTTATATTCAATGTAAACAAAAGAAAAGTGAAGGCGATTATTGCTCATTTTGTTATAAACAATCTCAACAAAATGAACACGGTAAACCTAGCGCCGGAACGGTGGATGATCGTATTGCGGTTGGTGCACTTGATTATGTTGATCCGAAGGGTAGGAAAGTGATTCCTTTTAGTGTGTATATGAAGAAGAAGAATATTGATCGCGAAACGGCCGAAATTGAGGCTCGTATGAAGGAAATTAAAATCGAGGAAGAGCAGTTTGTTGAAGTGGTTGTAAAGCGCGGGCGGCCTTCGAAGAAGGCCAAGGAAGAAGAAGCTTGCAAATCAAACGACGGAGAAAAGAAAAAGCGTGGTCGGCCTCGCAAGCAAAAGCAGGAAGTATCCGGCGAGGATATTCTAAATGAAGCTATGAATAAAGTAGAAAAAGAGATTGTCGTGGAAGAACACGAAGTGGTTATTGAGAAGGCGGAACACGAAGAAGATAATGTAGAACACGAAAAACAAGATGTTGAAGCCGAAGAAGCTGAAGAAGAAGAAGGCATTCAAGTTATCGAATTCGTTTACAAAGATACAACATACTATCGAACA